TACGGCCTTAATCCGTGGACGAAAGAAATTTACGCCTTCCCTGATAAGCAGAACGGCATCGTTCCGGTGGTGGGCGTTGATGGCTGGTCCCGCATCATCAACGAAAACCAGCAGTTTGATGGCATGGACTTTGAACAGGACAACGAATCCTGCACATGCCGGATTTACCGCAAAGACCGCAATCATCCGATCTGCGTTACCGAGTGGATGGATGAATGCCGCCGCGAACCATTCAAAACCCGCGAAGGCAGAGAAATCACCGGACCGTGGCAGTCGCATCCCAAACGGATGTTACGGCATAAAGCCATGATTCAGTGTGCCCGTCTGTCCTTCGGATTTACTGGTATCTATGACAAGGATGAAGCCGAGCGCATTGTCGAAAATACCGCATACACTGCAGAACGTCAGCCGGAACGCGACATCACTCCGGTTAACGATGAAACCATGCAGGAGATTAACACTCTGCTGATCGCCCTGGATAAAACATGGGATGACGACTTATTGCCGCTCTGTTCCCAGATATTTCGCCGCGACATTCGTTCATCGTCAGAACTGACACAGGACGAAGCAGTGAAAGCTCTTGGATTCCTGAAACAAAAAGCCACTGAGCAGAAGGTGGCAGCATGACACCGGACATTATCCTGCAGCGTACCGGGATCGACGTGAGAGCTGTCGAGCAGGGGGATGATGCATGGCACAAATTACGGCTCGGCGTCATCACCGCTTCAGAAGTTCACAACGTGATAGCAAAGCCCCGCTCCGGAAAAAAGTGGCCTGACATGAAAATGTCCTACTTCCACACCCTGCTGGCTGAGGTTTGCACCGGTGTGGCTCCGGAAGTTAACGCTAAGGCACTGGCCTGGGGAAAACAGTACGAGAACGACGCCAGAACTCTGTTTAAATTCACTTCCGGCGTGAATGTTACTGAATCCCCGATCATCTATCGCGACGAAAGTATGCGCACCGCCTGCTCTCCCGATGGTTTATGCAGTGACGGCAATGGCCTTGAGCTGAAATGCCCGTTTACCTCCCGGGATTTCATGAAGTTCCGGCTCGGTGGTTTCGAGGCCATAAAGTCGGCTTACATGGCCCAGGTGCAGTACAGCATGTGGGTGACGCGAAAAGATGCCTGGTACTTTGCCAACTATGACCCGCGGATGAAGCGTGAAGGACTGCATTATGTCGTGGTTGAGCGGGATGAAAAGTACATGGCGAGTTTTGACGAGATGGTGCCGGAGTTCATCGAAAAAATGGACGAGGCACTGGCTGAAATTGGTTTTGTATTTGGGGAGCAATGGCGATGAAGCATCCTCACGATAATATCCGGGTAGGTGCGATCACTTTCGTCTACTCCGTTACAAAGCGAGGCTGGGTATTTCCCGGCCTTTCTGTTATCAGAAATCCACTGAAAGCACAGCGGCTGGCTGAGAAGATAAATAATAAACGGGAGGCGGTATGCACAAAGCATCTCCCGTTGAGTTAAGAACGAGTATCGAGATGGCACATAGCCTCGCTCAAATTGGAATCAGGTTTGTGCCAATACCAGTAGAAACAGACAAAGAATTTCATACGTTAGCCACATCCCTTTCACAAAAACTGGAAATGATGGTGGCGAAAGCAGAAGCAGATGAGAGAGACCAGGTATGACAACCACTGAATGCATTTTTCTGGCTGCGGGCTTCATATTCTGTGTGCTTATGCTTGCCGACATGGGGCTTGTTCAGTGACACCTCAGCAGGAAAACGCCCTTCGCAGCATTGCCCGTCAGGCTAATTCTGAAATCAAAAAAGCCAGACAGCAGTTTCCGGATAAAAACGTCGATGACATTTGCCGTAGCGTACTGAAGAAGCACCGCGAAACGGTAACGCTGATGGGATTCACACCGACTCATTTAAGCCTGGCGATCGGCATGTTAAACGGCGTCTTTAAGGAACGGTGAGCATGAAAAACAAAATCATCATGGAGCTACAGGCTCCTTTTTTATTATTCGCATTCACCCTCAAGCGTATTAACCAACAATTCAGGGATTAATGAAAGATGGCAGACATCATTGATTCAGCATCAGAAATTGAAGAATTACAGCGCAACACAGCAATAAAAATGTGCCGCCTGAACCACCAGGCTATATCTGCCACTCATTGTTGTGAGTGTGGCGATCCGATAGATGAACGAAGACGCTTGGCCGTTCAGGGTTGTCGGACTTGTGCAAGTTGCCAGGAAGATCTGGAGCTTATCAGTAAACAGAGAGGTTCGAAGTGAGCGAAATTAACTCTCAGGCACTGCGTGAAGCGGCAGAGCAGGCAATGCATGACGACTGGGGATTTGACGCAGACCTTTTCCATGAATTGGTAACACCATCGATTGTGCTGGAACTGCTGGATGAACGGGAAAGAAACCAGCAATACATCAAACGCCGCGACCAGGAGAACGAGGATATTGCGCTAACGGTAGGGAAGCTGCGTGTTGAGCTGGAAGGCAAAGACAGGCGCATTACTGAGGTGACAATGTGGATTAAGCGACTGAGTTCCTCTCTCAAAAACGCCAAACCAGACAGCAAGTTGCCGGATGACGCCATGATCTGGCTAAATAATGAAGGACTTACCAGTATAGAGGATATTTTACGATGAGCACTTTTACCAAAGAATGGCTACAAAATACGATTACCAGTATTGAGTCAGCACGAGATGAAATGCCATTCGGACTCGACAACGATCAAGCACACATGCTTACAGCATTTAAAATCGCTCTCGCCTCACTGGAACGCGAACAGATTCGCCACGAGCATGCCAAATGGTCTGACTCCACATTTGGCTGCGTTGGCCCCATTGGTCCGCTGAAACATCTCTCAAAAGAGGCACTGGAAGCCGCAGCCGAACCAGACGATCTTAGCGAGTGGGCTGATATGCAGTTTCTGTTGTGGGATGCACAGCGCCGTGCTGGTATCAGTGATGCTGAAATTACCGCTGCTATGGAAAATAAATTGAAGATCAACATGGAACGCCAGTGGCCTGAACCAAAAGATGGTGAGCCTCGCTTGCACATTAAAGAACGCGGCAACTCTCCGGTAACTCCGGGTGGTTGGATAAGCTGTAGTGATCGAATGCCGGAAGACACCAAAATGTTACTGGCATTTAGTCAAGGTGAAATCGTGGCCGCATATTGGAACTGGGTTGTAAATCCAATTGATTACAAAAAATATAGAGCTTTCACGTATTTATCAGGAAATATCTTGGATGACGTAACTCACTGGATGCCGCTACCAGAGCCTCCACTTTGAAAGCGAAGCTTATACATATCTTTTACATCAGCAATCTATTGTTAATCTCCAATCAATGTTACGTTGTCATCTCACTCATGCTTTGGAGGTAGTGATATGTCTTGTCCAAAATGCGGTTCTGGAAATATTGCAAAAGAAAAAACAATGCGTGGATGGTCTGGTGATTATGTGTGCTGCGATTGCGGATACAACGACTCTAAAGACGCATTTGGAGAGCGTGGTAAAAACAAGTTTGTCAAAATTAATAAAGAACGCGAAGGCAACGAAAAAAGCTAATTTATTTATTCATATATGAAAACAATGTAACCAATATTCGAATTGAAGAACTGAAAGAACACCAAGCCGCCTGATGGCGGTTTTTTCTTGCGTGTAATTGCGGAGACTTTGCGATGTACTTGACACTTCAGGAGTGGAACGCACGCCAGCGACGCCCAAGAAGCCTTGAAACAGTTCGTCGATGGGTACGCGAGTGCAGGATATTCCCTCCTCCGGTTAAGGATGGAAGAGAGTATCTGTTCCACGAATCAGCGGTAAAGGTTGACTTAAATCGACCAGTAACAGGTAGCCTTTTGAAGAGGATCAAAAATGGGAAGAAGGCGAAGTCATGAGCGCCGGGATTTACCCCCTAATCTTTATATAAGAAACAATGGATATTACTGCTACAGGGACCCAAGGACGGGTAAAGAGTTCGGATTAGGCAGAGACAGGAGGATAGCAATTACTGAAGCAATACAGGCCAATATTGAGTTACTCTCAGACAGCGGACGCAAATCACTGATAGACAGAATTAAAGGCGGTGACGCAATCACTCTTCATGTGTGGCTTGACCGATATGAAAGAATCCTCACCGAAAGGGGGATCAGGCCGAAAACTCTACTCGACTACGCCAGCAAAATCAGGGCAATCCGAAGAAAATTGCCGGACAAACCGCTCACTGACATATCAACGAAAGAAGTGGCAGCAATGCTAAACACCTACGTAGCAGAAGGTAAAGCAGCTTCCGCAAAATTAATCAGGTCAACCCTTGTTGACGTTTTTCGTGAAGCAATAGCCGAGGGGCATGTGGCAACGAATCCGGTAACAGCAACCCGTACAGCAAAGTCAGAAGTAAGGCGCTCAAGGCTGACAGCTAATGAGTATGTCGCGATTTACCATGCAGCCGAACCTCTCCCAATCTGGCTGAGGCTGGCAATGGATTTGGCGGTCGTTACAGGGCAGAGAGTGGGCGATTTGTGCAGAATGAAATGGTCAGACATAAACGACAACCATCTTCACATTGAACAGAGTAAAACAGGGGCTAAGCTCGCCATTCCGCTAACGCTAACGATTGACGCGCTCAATATCTCATTGGCTGATACACTACAGAAATGCAGGGAGGCCAGCGGCAGTGAAACTATAATCGCATCAAAGCATCACGATCCGCTTTCCCCTAAAACAGTATCGAAGTATTTTACAAAGGCGAGAAATGCATCTGGACTCTCATTTGATGGAGACCCGCCAACATTCCATGAACTGCGTAGCCTGTCAGCGAGGCTATACCGGAACCAGATTGGCGATAAGTTTGCTCAACGTCTTCTCGGGCATAAATCATATTCAATGGCGGCGCGGTATAGGGACAGCCGTGGACGGGAATGGGACAAAATTGAAATCGACAAATGA